AAAATACACCATCTTTGACCTTGCCTTCTGCTATAAGCCGCATCCGCATAGTTTTGATATGCTTATGGCAGGACTTTGTTTCAGCCGGGCAAAATCCGGAGCCTTTGCAGACAGTAAATCCATTACCTGATATCCTGCCTGTAGCGGCAACTTTTTTCCCGGCAAGATGAAATACCTCACCATCGGATATCTGCGCCGATATTGAAACCGCTTCACTGTTTTTTTCATCTGATGAGTCCGGGGATGCCTGCTGTGACATATCTATGTCTTTCAGTGGAATACCATTTTTGTCCTTCCATTCTGCAAGGCCATTCGAATTTTTACCGCAAACAAAAGTGGCTGCATAAGAAGGGCTGCCAAACATCACATCTTCCTGTAAAATTCCATCTACATCAATAGATGCAGCGTGCTGCTCTCTTAGTTTTTTAATCCGTTGTGGGGCATAATCCGCAACCTTTGGATAAATAAAGCTGCCTTTCAGCACCCAAAATCCGTCAGAGTCCAGCTTCCCTGCCGCGTTTCCACCCTTGCCATGGCTTCGGGAAAAATACAACAACCCATCCCCTTCATCACTTTTTTCGGATTCAGAAGGCTTCAGCGGCTCAAATGCCATATATCCAAGTGCCGGTGCCACAAGCATGGCATTAATGATAAACTCCTCCAGCAAGTCCCGTATCTGCTTTGGCATTGGCGATTGCGGAGGGGTATTCCCATTTTTGACAAGGTATCTGTCCGCTTCTTTCGCTATAGTATAAAAGCGGTTTTCCAGATACTTAATACGCCCTTTTTCTAATGTACCGTCAGGCGTAATAAAAATAATGGCTTCTGTCCAATAGCTGCCATCCTTTTCAAAAGTGTGCGGCTGGGTAAGGCGCTTTAGGACATCGTCACCTTCACCGATATAGATGAACTGCCGCCAGGTGGAATCATCCCTCCCAAAGAGAAAATAAACTCCCGGTGCGTTAAGGTCTGTCAGATCGGTAAAACATTCTTTCAGCATTCCTCTCGGAATCTTATAGGCAATGCCATTCCAGTTTGAAAGCGTAGCCTGCCATCGGCCTGCGGCGGTACCGTCCATAAGATATAAATTAATGCTTTTTCCAAGTGATGGCATTGCCATTTCCTCCTCTGTCAAATTGTAAGATTTTTCTGCTTCATGCTTTTTATTTCAATTTTTTCATCATCGTCCAAAATAAAAGCCTGCTCATAAGTGGCTCCAACGGCTCTTGCGATTTCTATCATCTCGTCCAGCGTGACCGTATCCCTTTTCAGCTTTTTCCCAAAATTTTGAGGTGACTGGCCAATACGCCGGGCTAGTTCTGACGCACTTATCCCCTTTTTGTTACATAGTTCCCATATCATATCAGACGTTTTCATCTCTCCGCTCCATTCTGAAAACTTATATCACTATAAATAATATAAACCGTTTGGTTTCAAAACACAATACCTTAACGCTCAAGATTTCATACATCAAAAACACCCCGCCGAAGCGAGATGTTTTTGATGTAAATCTATGCTGTTATCTCCGTACCGTTCCGGAAAGTCACCGCCATTTCCTTATTCCTGCCAACCGTCACGAAATCCACCATGCTGCTCCAAAGCCTTTCGTCAAATTCAGCAATGATGCCATCCTGTGCCTTCAAAATTTTGATGAAACCTGCCAGCCGCTCATTTTTTGCTTCCTTTTCCGTAATGGCTCTGACAACTTCATCGTACCGTGCTTTAACCGTATCATACCGCTCCACCAGCCCATTATAGCGTTCCTGGTATTCTCCCTGGTCCTGGGCTATACGGGCATTCTCATCTATAGCACTCTGCACCATCACCGCCAACACCGCCATGTCATTTTCTAAATTGCGCTTCTCTTCCTCCAGCGCATCCGTCCGGCAAAGTGTTTCCCGGATAGTTTCCGCATTCGCTACAATCTCCGCCTTTTCAGAAACCAGCTTATTATAAGCGGATAGGAATACCGCTTTGACCTCTTCTTCCGTCACATGGGGAGTCCCGCACTTTTTATCCTTATATTTGCTGTTGCATCGGTAAATGACCCTGCGGTACTTATCCGTGGAATGCCAGACCTTGGAGCCAAACCATCCGCCGCAGTCAGCGCATTTAATCTTATTGGAGAAGATGCTGACCCCGCTGTACCGGGAGCCTCCCCGTTTCCGTTTCTCAAGCTCCGCCTGCACCATATCGAAAACTGTAGGACTGATGATGGCTTCGTGGTTTCCCTCCACATAATACTGTGGGACTTCACCCTCGTTCTTTTTCGTCTTCTTATTCAGGAAATCCACCGTGAATTCCTTCTGGAGAAGGGCATCTCCCTTGTATTTTTCGTTGGAAAGCATCCGGCGCACCGTCTGCTGGTTCCACACATCTTTCCCGCCCGGTGTCTTGATGCCGCGCCTGGTAAGCTCCGCCGCAATGGAATGGGGAGAAAGCCCTTCGAGGAATAAGCCGAATATCAGCCGCACTGTTTCGGCTTCCTGGGGATTCACCACGATCCTGCCGTCCGGCCCTTTGTCCAGGCCAAGAACCCGGCTGTAAGCAAAACTGACTTTTCCATCGGCAAACCTCTTCCTCTGCCCCCAGGTGACATTTTCCGAAATGGATCGGCTCTCCTCCTGCGCCAGCGAGGACATGATGGTGATCAGCAGCTCCCCCTTGGAATCCAGCGTCCAGATGTTCTCTTTCTCAAAATATATCTCAATGCCCCTGTCCTTCAGCTCCCGGACTGTCGTAAGGCTGTCTACTGTGTTCCTCGCAAAACGGCTGACTGACTTCGTGATGATGAGGTCTATTTTTCCGGCTTTCGCGTCGGCAATCATGGTTTTAAAGCCTTCCCGTTTTTTGGTGGAAGTTGCACTGATGCCTTCATCTGTATATATCCCGGCAAATTCCCAATCATCACGCCCATGGATATAACTGGTATAATAGTCCACCTGCGCCTCGTAACTTGTGACCTGATCCTCATGATCGGTGCTGACACGGGCATATCCCGCTACGCGCCGCTTTTTCGTCCCGGCCAGCGGCTCGGCCGTATATTTTTTTACCGTTGCTGGTATTGTCGTCACTCGCTTCGCCATCCGTCCCCACGCTCCTTCCTGAGACGCTTCATGCTTTCGCTCATCTTCTGCCGCCGTTCCCCGGTAAAACTGTCCCTGACCGCCTTTGCCTGTTTTTTCCGGCGTTCTTCCGTCCATGGCTGCGCCCTGCGCTTAGTGCTGTAGGAAGCCTCATGAATCCTGCCATCTTTGAAATGGAATGCAATCCTGCCGCCTTTGGAAATCACAACATGGTCAATCCTCTCAGAAAAAGCCGGTGCATCGAATGCATCAAGCCCCATGGCTTCGGCGGAAAGCCTCTGGAGGTCGTCCCCATGGATGCTGTTGTTCCCACAGGTGTTTGTGGTGGCGCAGGAAAACATATGGTACTTTTCACCATTCTTCCGCTTCCTCGTCTGCTGGCGGTAATTGTTCCCGCACTCGGCGCATTTGATCCTGCCTGTGAAGCAGGTCGCGCCTCTGGGGTTCGTCCCATACTTCCGCCTTTTCTCAGATGTGGCGGCACGGTATTCCGCCGTCCAGCAGTCCTGGTGTCCTGTGTTCGGACAGTCCCTGGTTATGCGGTTCCCGTCTTTAAAGAAGAATTCGAGCGTGTATTTCTCCGGCACCTCTATATGGTCAACCCTGTCAAGGAACACATCCTCATCAAACTCCTCCGTCCCCAGAACATCCGCACAGGCTTTCATAAGGTTCTGGTGGTTGATCGTCCCTCCTACCGGACAGCCAGCGCCGACCTTCTTTTTCTTTTTGCTGCCGCAGTTCCAAAACTCCATCAATCCTCTGTCCGTGCGCCTGTTGTGCATATAGCTGACGCCGCAATGAGGGCACTTGATCTTCCCGGTAAAGCAGCAGGTATTGAGACTCTTATTCGCCAGCGCGCCAAGTTCCCTGCGCCGTTCCATCTCCTCCTGCACGTAATCAAAAGTAGCCTTATCAATGATAGCGGGATGCGTGCCCTCCACATAATATTGCGGAAGCTCACCCCGGTTCTTCCTCCTGTGCTTGGTGATGGGGTCTGTGATAAACTCTTTCTGCAGGAGCAGGCTGCCCGTATAAGTGATGTTCGTAAGGACAACCTTGAGGTTGGAATCCACCCAGCGGCAGCCGTCCCTCGTGGTGATGCCCTCGGCGGCAAACTCCCTCTCCGTTTCCAGCCTTGACTTCCCGTTGAGGAAGTTCTGGAAAATCCTGCGGACCACCGCCGCTTCCTCCGGCACAATGGCCAGTGCGTCCCCCTCCCATCGGTAACCGTACACCCGGAAACGCCCGTTGGGGATTCCCTCCGCCATCCGCTTGCGGGTGCCCCACTTCACATTATCGCTGATGGAGCGGCTCTCCTCCTGGGCAAAGGACGCAAGGATGGTCAGCATCAGTTCGCCGTCGCCGCTCATGGAGCTTATCCCTTCCTTTTCAAACCTCACTTCCACGCCGATACTTTTCAGATGCCGTACAGTCTCCAGAAGGTCAACCGTATTCCTCGCAAAACGCTGTATCGACTTGGTGAGGATGATGTCGATTTTCCCGGCATCCGCATCCTCTACCATTTTCCTGAATTCGTCCCTCCTGGCCGTACCAGTGCCGGAGATCCCGTAATCCGCATATACCCCGGCGTATTCCCAGTCAGGGTTACGCTGAATCAGTGCGCTGTAATAGCTGACCTGTGCGGATAGGGAATGGCTCATCCTCTCGCTTTCCACAGACACACGGGCGTAAGCGGCCACTTTTTTCCTGGGCGCAATAGCTGGCACCGTCTGCTCAATTTTTCTGATCCTCGCCATGAAATCACTCCTTTCCGCTACCATACATCACTCTTTACGCCCTGGAAGTCAACGGCATAGCGGAAAATAATGTGCCGAAAACGGGGCGGTATTTCTCCAGAAAGATTGTATCAATCTGACAATACTCTTCCTCCGAGATCAGCCCCTGCGAAAGCATCCTTCCCGCCATGTTCATGGTCGTCTGGTACATCTTTTCAGCCCTGAACTGCTCATCAGTCATCCGCGCCACCCCCAAACCTGTGGGCAATATAGCACTCATGGCTACAGTATTTCCTTTTTGCATTGCCGTAGACTGTGAACGGTTTTCTGCACTGCGGGCAGATAAACTCGTAGTTGGCTTTACGCTTTACCCG